TAAACTCGGCATGGGAAGTAATTCGTAAGCAACAGCACCTTTTTTCGGGGAAAACCCTACCAGTAGATAATCGTCTCGTAATTGGTCTAACAGCAACCCCGTGGCGGTTATCGAAACGTGAAGAGCTGGGAGATATATTTGAGGTTCAAATAGTTGGCCCTACCCCAAAAGAAATGATTGAACGGGGTGCGCTTGTTGGTTGCGTTTACTTTGGAACTAAAAATAAAATAAACACTAAAGGGGTAAAAATTAATGGTGGAGACTTTGATGCTAGTCAGTTAGAAATTCGTTGTCTTGAGGCGGTAAAATCAACGGTTTCCGAGTATCGCAGGCTCGGTCAAGGGAGACAATTTGTTTGCTTTGCTGCGGGTGTGGAACACGCTAAAAGCCTCTGTACAGAATTTAACGAGAGGGGTGTTCCCACGGCCATTATCACAGCCGAAACACCAGAGCAGGAAAGGAGAGAAATATTTAGAAAGGTAGCTGAATTAGGATTGCGGGGGATTATAAATATCAATACTTGCGGAATAGGGTTCAACCTACCCGCAATTTCTTGTATTATTCACGCCAGACCGACCAAAAGCCGAACCCTTTATATTCAGATGACTGGTCGGGGACAAAGGCTCTGTATTTGGTTAGATAAAGTTGATTGTTTGGTATTAGATCAAGCGGGAAACGTAACCGAGCATGGATTTATCGAGGATGTAGAGTATCCCAAGCTTTTTACATCTTCTGATACCCAAAAAGGACAAGCTCCGACTAAAGAGTGCGAAAATTGCAATAAAATAACCTACGCTTCCGCTCGTATTTGCCCTCACTGTGGCTATGAATTTCCAACAAAAGAAAAAAAACAAATCGCCAACGAAAGACTAGAGATTATAATTCACGATAAAGATAGAGAATTATACCTAGCCTACAAGTACGCTCTCAGACAAGCTTACAAAAAAGGCGAGCATATTGAAAGTGTCCGGGGATGGCTGATAAAAACATTTAAAAATCCTAGACTAAGCAAAGACTGGATGCCCCCTAAATCTTGGAAGTTACACGCAATCTTCAAAAAAGACTATAATGAAAATGACTTGAATAATTACAAAGCTTACTTGAAAAGTCTTTGTAAAATCGAGAACAATAACTGGGTAAAAGCTAAGATGGCAGAGGAATTTGGAGATGGCTGGGACAATATTCGGCTCTAATGGATTATTACTGGCATCTTCCCAGGAATACAAAGAACAAATAGCGAACGAGCTATTTAGACTTATTTCTATAGGCTCTGCTCCTATTCTTTCCTATACCCTTACCACACCCCCAAGTCCTCAAAGTATAGATAGCTACTATATTGTCCCCGCAGGAGCTACTGGGGCGTGGGCGGGAAAGACTAATCAGATAGCTTATCCTGTAATTGGCTTGAATGGATTGCCTACAGGAACTTGGAAATTCTGGCAGCCTTTTACTGGATTAACAGTTTTCCTTGTTTCTGGAGAAGTAATATTTTTTAATGGCACGGATTGGCAAACAACAGTCATGGGGGATATGCTTATCGCTGATTACGGGGGATCATCGTTCGGGACAGTGGCTAGAGCCGATGAAATTGTAGGGAATCCTAGTAATGATACTTTCTACGGGAAAGAATCAGGAAATAAAGGATTCTTCGGTTTCTTCTCAAAAGTTTTATCAACTTCATTGACGGCTTTAAATATAACTACTGGTGGCGCAATAACTGCTACTGATAATATTTTACAGGCTTTTGGCAAACTCCAAAATCAAATTAATAGTATTAACGATAATACCGAACAATATTCTGGGGATATAGAAGCTCCTATTGTTCAAACTTATCCTCTTGATTTTGCTTTATTAAGAGGGTATAATATCCTAAGCTTTAGTGCCGTAACTGAATCTGGCACAGCTACTATATCGGTTAAAATTAATGGAATAGATGTCCCTAATTTAAATAATCTATCTATTACTTCTACTCGACTAACTGTTCCCGTGACAACAGGGAATCTTCTTGGCATAGGAAGCAGGTTAGAACTTGTTGTTTCTGCTGTTAATAATCCTGAGCATTTATTTTTTACTATAGGAAGAAAATATGTCTAGATGGTTGTTTTTTCCTTTTCTTAATCCTTTTGTTCCTAACGGTGAATTTACTTATTGCGAACTAAGCAATGCTATTGTTAATAGTATGCGTCCTGTAGATACGGTAGATGGACAGTTTCTTTATTGCGCTTTTGACCTTAACAACTATAGTATGCGTCCTGTAGATACGGTAGATGGACAGTTTCTTTATTGCGCTTTTGACCTTAACAACTCAGGATTTGATAGAACTCCATGACTAATTTAACTAATCAAGATAACGTTGGTAATTACTATTTTGGTTTTAGAGCCAATAATCAAGTTTTTAGCTCGCAACAAATAGGATTAAGTTATTCGACTCTTGTAAGTTGGATCAATACTTCTTTTGGAGAAACTTGTGCGACTTGGAATAACTCTGATCCCAATTCTTTTTTTTTAATACTTCCTCATCCTAATGAGGTTTTGACTCGGCCAGTTATAATAGCCGGCGCCGCACAGTTTTTTTCAGGTAGTAAATTTAGATTTAATAACCGGACAATAAATTCTAGAAATACAAATGGTACAAATACTGTTTTTGAGAATACAGTTTTCTATGTCAATCCTGCCGATTCTAACGATCCGCTTAAATTAAGATTAGGTGAAAATCTTGTTTATTATTGTGTACTAAATAATTCTTCCTTAAATATTTTTGCCTGTGCTTATTCTGGGAATAGTTTAAATCCTAGCGCCTACTTTTTTCGCAGTATAGGTTTTGTAAAAGATCCTTTGTATTCAGGTATTGCATTTCCTCGCAATGCTTATTACTATTTTTTGGACAGCAACCAAACTTTTCTAAGTGCTGGGCGGCCAGACTTAGAAAATAATTCTGTTAGAAAACCGATAAGACTCCCAGCCCCGGGTACTGCCGATCCAATTGCTAATTACGCTATTTCTTGCCAGATGGCCACGCCTGGAGCCAACGCCACAAACCTAGTTCTTCGAGATCGTGATGCTCCGAACAAAGCGATAGGCATAGTTCCTAATTTATTGAAAACAACCTTAAATATTCCCGTGGGACAAATCTATAGAAATACTGGAATAGACCCTGATGGTTCCGATAATCCGCATTCGATTTGTGTCGGAAAAATGGGGAACGAATCAATATTAATGAGAGTGTGGGCTACAGGGTTGGTTTAGTATGATCTATTATCACGTTTTTGGAACTGCTAGAGAAAAAAGCTTAAATGGGAGTCAAGATAATCCTATATTTTGGCGTACTGGCATACCGATTTCGTGGGACAAAGAACCGACATTAAAGACTGTTGGTGGAATTAACCTATTTGGTCAATTTTGGAAAATAGTTAGCAAATACGGTCAAGAAGTAAGTATTTTCTCTATTCCAGAAAACCAGTATAACTCTCGCTATACTGGTTCAATCGCTGACACAATCCCCTTAGAGAGAACCAGTAAAAACTACACTTACTCTGGTACTGTAAGCGAATCCAAGAAACTTGCTTACAATGTTGTAATAATTGGCATCATTCGTGTCACTGATCCAGTTGATTTTCCTGATGATCCTTACCCAGTAAATATTCCTGAATTTCCTATTATTCCAGACAAAGACTATCAAACAGAAATTCAGTTTTCTAATTCTTTACTAGAAAACACAAATGGGGCAGAACAACGAATAGTGGAATGGTCTAGTCCTGTTAGAGTTTTCAATCTTGCTCGAACTGCATTACAATCTGGTGATTTAAATGCTATTCTTGACTTTCATGAAGAAATGAAAGGATCAAAAAAAGATTTTCTTTATCGTGACCTTTCTGATTATCAGGTAAAAGGAATTTATGAATGGCTAATTTATTGTCGATTAAGTAATGATAATGTTAATAGTATGCGCCCTGTGGATACGGTAAAAGGGCAAATTGTTTATTGCGCTTTTGATATTAATAACTCAGGATTTGATAGAACACCATGAACTTACCTTTAATTAACAATGACAACGCCGGCAATTCTTATTATGGCTGGACAACTAATAATCTAGATTGGGCCCCAGAGTCTTTGGGATTTACAAACACTCAATGTGCTGACTGGATAAATGGTTTTTTCGGACAAACTTGCGCTTTCGCAAATTCTACTACATTTAATTTAATTTTACCAGTTAGTTTTGAATCACTAAGTTTGCCTGCAACTGCGTCAAAATTTAGATTTAACAGTCTTGGGATAAGTAAGGATATGGGAAACCCTTCGACGACGACGATAGACAGCCGATACTGTGGAATTAACTGTATTGACTTGCTTGTGCGGGTTTTAAACCGTCCTTCATCTTATTATTGGGCAGTTTTGAATTCGCACAGTTTAAGTATTTTCGTTGATAATTATGTTCCAGGCGACCAGCGGCATACCTTTTTTAGTTGCGGATGGCTAAAAAACCCTTTGTTTCCTGCATCGGTTTTTGTTCAGAATGCTTATTTTTTATGGATGACCGGACCAGGTTCTGGTAATAGAGCGGCTGGCCGTCCATCATTCGCATTTGAAGTGAATAATAGGCAAAACTTTGTGTTCCCAATAGCAACAATTCCAGATCCAATTGCCAATTACCCTGTCTCTTGTCAGAGTGCTACGCCAGGCGCAAATTTAACAGAATTTTATTTAAGAGATAATGTAGCTCCTAATAAAGCCGTTGGATATGTTCCAAATGTTCTAAAATGTTCTTTACCTCTTTCTGTGGGACAAATCTATAGAAATACTGGAATAGACCCTGATGGCTCTGATAATCCTTACTGGAGGTGTGTCTTAAAAATGGGGGACGAATCAATATTAATGAGAGTGTGGGCTACAGGGTTGGTTTAGTACGGTAGATGGACAGTTTCTTTATTGCGCTTTTGACCTTAACAACTCAGGATTCGATAGAACACCATAAACAGCGATTTTAACATGACTTCTTTTATCCCAAATGGCAATACCGAATTTTACACAGAAGGAGTACTTTCCCCAGAACACGATGGGGTAAAAACAGAATTTATTTTGATTAAAAAATATTCCTGCGGCAATAACGTTCATCACAGACCTATTCTTTATCCAGATATTGATAGCCTAAAAATCTATCAAGGAACTACAGAAATACCACCGTCAGAATATATAGTAGCTCCTGGTAAAATAGTTTTTAATAATCCGCCTCCTAGCACCCCCAAATTAACTTGGGAAGGCACTTTTAAAGTATTATGTCATTTTGAAGAAGATAAATTAGATTATCAGCCTATCACAAAAAATAGAAATAACGCTATTTTTTCTATCCCTAAATTAATTTTACGAGAATCAAGAATTGAACCTGAAATTGCATTGCTACCTGGTGATGTTTTTTATCCAAATTTAAATCACGATTTTAATTTAAATTTGACTAAAAGGTGTACAATTTCTCCTAAATTTGAGACAAATATTATTAGCTTATCTAGTGGAGAAAGAAAAAGATTTTCTCGGAGAAATACTCCTTCTGACATTAGCTCTTTACAACAAAGAAAAACTTTATCTCAAAAAGATATTGATTATTTGATTGCTCTATGGTTGTGCGCTAAGGGGTCAGGATCAACATTTCGTTATCCTGATTTAGTTAACGGTTTATCAATCTTATCCCGGTTTAACTCTGTTTCTTTGAGCTACCAAAACCAAACCTCTTTACAAATTTATTCACTTGGAGAATTACAGATAAGGAGATTTACTGAGGGAATACAACAAGATTCAGGGTTAGAAGATTCTTTTGCAAATCCTGTTTTAAGGCTTTGTTATTGCGTTTTAATTGAACTTACAAACGGAGAAAAGCTTGGTTATACAAATTTTTCCCAAGACTTAAAAATTGGTGAAGTAGTATTTCGGGCAAAGCAAGCTCTTGATCCGACTGCAATAGAAAAGCAATTAGGAATACAATCGGATAATCAAGAATACAGAGGTGCTTTTAGTGATAATATTGACGAAAATTTACTTTTTTCTGATAAATTTAGAGAAGCTCGAATTATCACAGCAATTGTTGATTGGCAATATCCTCCTAATTCACTTTTGGATCTTCCAGATGAGCAAATACAAATAGGTTATGTGGGAGAAATTAAATCACTTGGTGGCGAAAGCTATACGCTTGAAAATCTTACTGCCTCTAGTATTAATTTAAGGCAAAGTAGAGATGAAAAAACATCACCTTTTTGCCGATGGGCTTTTGGACAGGATAACGGTGATAACTCAGGATGCCGTAAACAAGTACCATTTTACGAGACTCAGGTTGCTGGTGTTAGTAGTCGGAGAGACTTTGAGGTGTGGGGAGAATATCAAAATCTTGCTTGGGGAAAATGCACATTTACAGACGGAGCAAATAAATCAGCTACTTACGCAATTTACCGAACTGTTTCAATATTTGGAGGTAAAACTCAAATTCAGTTGTTTACTGAAGCATCTGGTTCCGTAGCTACCCACGATGGCGTAATCCTTACTGCTGGATGCGATAAAACCTACAGTACTTGTAAAAACACTTGGAATAATGCTATAAATTTTGGCAATATCCCCAGTTTTGGGAACTTTATGCCTGGGAATGACTTTTTATTAAGCTCTCCAAAGCAAAGCTAATTTTTTCTAAAGAATTAATTTCAATTCATGAATGCCAGTAAAAACTGTAGAATAGTTTTATTGATGTTTCCCTTCTGCCATGTATTATATTTCTGTTGCCAACCAAAGCCATCCCCCCTACGTCGAGAATCACGATTTAAAAATAAATTTTAACGATCTTGGCACTGTTGCGGCTATTGTAATAGCATTACTTAGTATGTTTTCAAAAAATACTAAATCACAGGCCAAAGAACTTGATCACGAAACCTTCGAGAAAACATCAAAGAAGATGGAATCTCTTGAACAAAAACTAGAGAAAATGGTTGAGAAACTATCAACAGGAATAGAAAAACTGACTACATTAACAGCGCAACTTGACAAAGAGATAAGTCTTATTAAAGCCAAACAAGAAACTTTCTCTTCTATTTCTGATCAAATAGAAGCAATTCGCAGAAAACAGGAAGAACTTGATATACGAATCGGAATACTTGAACATAAATCTTAACAGAATTGTCAATTTTACTAACTAAATTACCATGAAATTTCTAGTAGCGAATCGCAACACTATTCTAAAATCGCACCTAACAGACTCCAGTTCCGAAAGTCTTCCCCAAGACTTTAGAACAATCCAAATTAAAGCTGGACAAAAAGTGATTTATAATCAGATTGTCAAAAGAGAAAAAAATCACTATTTGCTAGAAATAAAGCCCCCGATTGAGGGTAAATTTAATTGGTACGCTTTTGTTGGTCACTTTAACGACCCTTATCCTCCTGTAGTCCGCAAGGATCAGGTTGAGGGTGTGTTTGACAGGCTTAACAATAAAATTACTGATTTTCAGTTTCAAAAATTAGATGAGTGCCTTAAGAGATTTGACATTACCGCAGTACAAAGAGTTCGACATTTTTTAAGCCAAATAGCCCATGAATCAGCCGGATTAAGATTTATGGTAGAAATCCACGACGGCTCAAATTATGAAGGACGAAAAGACTTAGGGAATACCAGACCTGGTGACGGCAAAAAGTTCAGAGGTGTAGATGCTATTCAAATGACTGGCAAAGCCAATTATCAGGCATTTGCTAACTATATAGACGATCAGCGTGTTATGCAGGGGTGGTCGTATGTCAGCGAAAGATATTTATTTTTACCATCTGGGTTTTGGTGGATGAATAACAAAATGAATGAGTTGTGTGACCGTGGGGCAACCGTTGAACAAATTACCCGTCGTGTCAACGGTGGTACAAATGGACTAGCCGAAAGAAACCGATATTATGAAAGGGCTTTAAAGTTTATCCAAGATATTGACAATTCAAAAAGTAGCCTGTAATATTTAGTTAAGACTAGAGGTCATCATGAAAAAAGAATTTCGTCCGTTAATTCTAGAGACAGTAGAAGGTTATAGAGAATTTGTTAACTGTTACGAGATTATTACAATTACTCACTGTCCCCTAGAGGATTGGTATGTAGTGGATGTGACTTCAAAAGTGGGAATTGTAATATCTAATGGTGCGGCTAAGGCTTTAATGGAAGCGTTAACTACCGATTTATTTTTTTGCAGTGACGACATTGACGAAAGAAAAGTTTTGCGGAGCGATGGAACATTTGCTAGATTCTTTTAATATTTAGATTTCTCCTTGGGTGATTTAAAACAGACCATCAACAAAATGGTCTGTTTTCTTATATCATAGAAATAGTACATGGCAGTTCTAATGGCAAAAAAGAAGAAAAAGGATGACAAATTAAGA